AAAAAGGTTGGATTCAGTCTTGTTTTAATTGTTATACGGTAACGAGCAAAACATTTTTATATAAGGTTGTAAAAAAGAACAATAGTATATATAAATTTTGTATATATAATTGTCATGAATGTAAAAATAAAATGAAAAAGAATCCAATTTATTACTTAAATTTCAGTAAAGACTGTAAGAATTATATAAAAAATAAATATAATTTTTAGTCTCTACAACCACCTGGTCTATTTCCGAAAATAGGTGTTTCATATGCATTATATTTTCCATTAGTTTTGCTACAGATACAAACGCGTCCAGCTTTAACCTTAGCAATTTTCCATGATGATGATTTATCTTTTCCAACATCTTTTGTAATAGTAGCTCTATTACGAACAGATCCTTCACATTTATTATAACAATTTGTTTTTGTATGAACAGGACAGCATTTTTCATTCATTATGGCTTTTGATGTTAAATTGGCAGTATGTTGTGAAGCCCAAAAACTAGGCATTCTTTTATGAAGAACGTCAGCACGTGTTTCAACGTATTCTTTTACTCGTTTTTTCATATATTGGCCGTAACATTTTTGTGGTGCTGGCGTTGGAGGATTAATATTGCATTTTGTAATTAATCTGCCAGTATGAGTCATATTAAGATAAAAAGGACTAACTCTATTTCTTTCTTTCTCTTTTTTGTGTCTCTTTGCTTTTTTAGCTAATAAATATAAAGACATTATATTTATTATGAAGAAATTAAATATATAAATAATATCTATTTTCAACTTTATCATCTAAACATCTTAACAAAGCATAAAATAATTTTGAATCTTTAATTATATTTAAAGCTTCTTTTATTTTATCAAAATCAAAATTTGTTTTTAGAATATCGGGATTTAAACATGAAGCGATTAACAAAGCAATAGAATAATAGCTAGATTTATAGTTTAATGTAAAAGGTAAGGAATTTATTTTATGTAATTCGGGTGATAAAAATTTATTTTTTTTGGGAAATGGTATATTGATATTAAATTTGTTATCTTTTATAGGAAAAAATTGTTTAGTATTAAGTAATAAAAATATTACATCATATTGGTCTTTATCGCCACTTATAAAAATAATATCATTTAAATTAATAGTAAGAATTGAATGTTTATCTTTTTCTAAATATTGCATTTGGTCACCAATACATAAAAATAATAGTAGAACATGACGATATGATAAGTTATAATGTTTTTCTTTCAATAGTTTATCTAATGTTTTAACATTTTCAGCTTTAAAATAAACAGTTGTTTTTTCTTTTGTCATATTTTTTTTCAAAGGTTCTAGTTGTGAAATAGTGTTTTTCCAAAAATTTTTATAGTTATTTTTAGTATTAAAAGATAATTCGTAATTGTTGTTCTCTCTTTTTATAAGGATATCATTAGAAGAATAAATTTTCATATGATATTTATTGATATTAATATATTTTGAAAAGACCGAAGTTGTACTTTGTTATTTGGGGAGAGAAAATGTGAGAAAATCGAATGAGATTGAATGAATATATAATTCATTATAAAACCCTACTGTAAAAGCCTTTAACGTTTCAATATGTCAAAAATCTCAAGTAAATCTGTTAATTTCCAAAAGAATAGTGATCCTAACCATGGTGTTAGCATCGTTATTCCACGTATGTTTAATAATCTCAATTGGCGTCGTGTAAAACACATTTTCGTTCAAGCGAACTTCGGGTTCGTTGAGCGCGTGGATGTTATTCCAAGGGGAGAACATAAGACAGCATATGTCCATTTTGCGGCTGGCAAATGGAACATGAGGTCTCATGAAGCCCGCCAGTTCCTCACCAAGTTGCAAAACGGTGAAGAAGTGCAATTTGTTTATGATGAGCCATGGTATTGGAAGATCAGCATCAGCAACTCTGTGCGCCCTAGCGAAGGTCCTAAAAAGAAGGCAGGTCGTAAAAAAACCTTAGACCTTAGTGAAAAGGATGGTGTTTCAGTGTTTAGACCTATTAAGGTAGCAAAACTTGAACAATCTTCACCTAAAGACGATGCACTGTTGAAGAAAAAACAACGTCGCCCTTCTCCCTTAAATTTGGATGGTTTGGAAGTGGAAAACAATGACCCTATTCGAGCACGTGTTCAAGAGCATATGCGCGTTTTGAAGGCCATGACTCCACCACAAATCGTTCGTCAAAAAATGCTTCATTCCTCCGTATTGGAAGATTAGATGCTCTTCCAATTATAAAACCTATATCTCTTTCCTCCCCAAGCTTCAGTTGTTCGAAGCAAATTTTTTTATTGCATTTGTGTAAATATAAAATCGAATAGAAAATTTAAGTATATTTAAACTTAATTCAATTTTATATGTGTAGTAATACAGAAATATCTAGAAATGACACCAACAATACCCAATCAAATAAAACGATACCTATCAATACGTTGTGGTATCGTAAAAATAAACTATCAAAAAAAGTAGTTCATAGATGTTCTCATTGTAATTATTCTACAACAGGGCCAAAGATTATATTAACAAATCATATATATTCAAAGCATACATCTGAAAAAGATAGACCTTTTCAATGCCCATTTCAAGGTTGTTGTAGAGGATTTGCTCAAAAAGGCTCTTTAACCAAACACATGGAAAAAATTCATAAAGTGAAACCAAAAGAAAAGGAAAATAAAACAATAGTAGAATATCATACAGAATTATTAGATAAACAACCAAGGAATAAAAAAACAAAGTTGAGATATGAATTTTATAAAGAAAACTCGATTATAACAGAAGAAATGATAAAAAAACATTCGTTTTTAACGCCTGCTTATATTTTATATGATTCTCGTGTAGGATATATAAATGCAAAGGGTTATACATCTAGAGAACTCGATCAAAAGAACTAGATTTTGGTTTTGATTTCGCCAAATAACAATTCCAAAAATCATATTTATCGTGAAATATTTTAAATGATGCTCCTTCTATTAAATTTTTTTTTAACATATCATTTCTTTGTGTATTAAACCAAATGTTAAAATCAATAAATACTCTATTATATGGAAATTCAGTTTTTACAATGTTAATATAATTAATAGTACCAAATTTATATCTGGTAAATATATTTTTAATATCTCGATATTTGTAGTCCGGAGATACATTAGGTAAATATAAACATAAAGATGTCATACGGATAATTATATTAATAAAATACAAATTTAATTATTCGATTTTATGCTGTTTCTTTTAAAGAGATATCGGACGTCTATACAATAAAATAGGAAAATAAAGTGAATTAGCTGTTAAGAAACAAGTTATTGTTTTACGCGGACACCGACAATAACATATTGTCTTATCAAATTCTCTTTATATTATTTAAAAATCGAATATAAATAAATAATATAAAGATTCAATATATACTATAAACATGGCAAATAGATTTCAAAGTTTAAAAAGTGATTCAGATCAACAAAAAGATGGTTATAATAAATCATCTAATTCTAAAAGTAATTTTACATCTTCTCGTAGTAATTTTACATCTTCCCGTAGTAATTTTACATCTTCCCGTAGTAATTTTACATCTTCTCGTAGTAATTCGAATAGATGGAATGATTTAAAATCTGATAATACAGAACCTTATAAACCAAAGACAAATGATAGGTGGAAAAATTACGATAAATCAAATAATAAACAGTTTAAATCAAAAAATTCTTTTAAAAGACAAGAGAGAAAGCGTTTTGAAAAACATGTGGGGAATTCGAAGCCTTTTACGAATGATAAATGGACAAAAATAGGTGTATTTGATTTTGATTTAGCATTACAAAATTCAAAAAAAAAAGGTAATAAAAATAAAAATAAAACAAAAATTGAAGAAAACGAAGAGACACGCAAATTTGAAAAACTAAATTTAAAAGATAAAGAAGCTGAAAAAGGAATGACTGAAGAAGAAAGAGAAGCTACAATGGCTTTAGCCATGCAATATCAATATTATACCGAAAGCGAAGAAGAAGATGAAGAAGACGAAGCAAATGTAGATAATAGTGCCTGGTAAATAAGTTAAAATATTATAATTAATACATAATTTAATTATAATATGGAAGAATTTTATATAGAAGAAGATGATGAATGGATAGAAAATATTGAAAAAGAAGATGATTTATATAAAGATTTTTATTTGGAAAAAAATGATAATATAACATTAAATATAATTTATGTTAATAGAAATAATAATATTGAACATATAAAAAAAGAAAAATATTTTTTAAATGATCAAATGATATCAAAAACTGAATTATTATATCTATTAAAAACAAAAAGTTTATATCAAAATCATAAGTATTCACTATTATCAATTATTCAATACAATATTGATTTATTACCAGAAGATGTAAAAGACTATCTATCAAATACTGAAAAATATAATTTTTTTAAATTATGTAAAACATTAGATGAAATAAAATGGAAAGACACTATAAATCTTTTTAAAGATATAAATAGTTTATATTTGATATATTATGAAAAAAAAAACAGAAACAACACAACAAAAAAAGTTTATTTAAGTAAAAAAAAGAAGAACAAAAATTTAACTAGAAAAATGGTATAAAGAATAAATTTAAATATAATTAATATGAATATTGTCCAGAGTATCGATAATCAATTTAATCGAAGATGTGGTGAAAAAGGTCATGTAGAATATAAATGGTCAGAAGATATGGAAAATTTAATTGTTCAATTTTATTTTCAATTAGTAAGGACAAAAGATAATAATATATTAGAAACTTTGAAAAATATTTTTCGAAACATTTTATCAAATTTACAAAATAATAATAATAAAAAAGAATATACTCTTTTAATGTTGAAACTCACGGCTAATTGTAGAGACATATATGGTAAGGGAGAAAGAGATTTGTCTTATATGCAATTGTTGGAATGGTGGAATTATAATCCAAAGTTGGCTTATTTTTTATTTGAAAATTTTGTAGTATCTACAGAAATCAATCATCCATATGGTTCATGGAAAGATGTTAAATATTTTTGTCAATATGTTTTTAAAGCTACTAATAATAAGGACCACCCTTTTATTAATTATATTGTAGAATTGTCTAATTTTTATTTACAAAAAGATTATGAAACTCTTACAAAAAAAGATGAGAATAATGTTTCTTTATCTTTGGCTGGAAAATGGTTACCTAGAGAAAAGTCAAAATTTGGTTGGATAAATAAAAAATTAGCTTATCAAATGTTTTCACATTATTTAACTACAGCTAAAAATAACGATTCAAAAAGAAAAGCTTATCTTAAATGTGTTATACATTATAATAAAATTTTGGTTTTATTGAATGATTATTTAGATACTGCTCAAATAAAAATGTGTAACGGGAATTGGAGATATATTAATTTTAATAATGTTACTAGTAAAAAACTTCATTTGCAAAAACTTTAATTTATGAATAAAGTTAAAAAGTCTGGAAATTTAAGTAATAGATCTCAACTATTAGATAGAGAGGAATGTGCAAACAATTTTAAAAAATATTTAGAAGTTTCTAAGTCGAGTAATAAAAAAATGAAGGGAAAACGTTGTAATGTTTATGAATTTGTCAAAGATGCTGTATTATATTCGAATATGGAAGAAAATGAAGATACACAAAATGTAAAAGATGTTATCAATGAACAATGGAAAGATAATTCTACACAAAATGATGTATTGAAACAAATGATTGTGATGTCTGATGTATCTGGTTCAATGGAATCTGATAATTGTACCCCTTTGTATAATTCAATTGGATTGGGTATAAGAATTTCAGAGAAAACACACCCAATTTACAAAAATAGGATTTTAACTTTTTCAACTAATCCTTCTTGGGTAAAATTTACAGAAGATATGCCTTTTTGCGAGAAAGTAAAAACATTAAGAAATGCGGATTGGGGTGGTTCAACTGATATATATAAAGCAATGCGTCTTATTTGTGATTCTTTAATTCAAAATAATATAGAACCAAATGAAGTAGAAAATTTAACATTGTGTATTTTGTCTGATATGCAAATTGATCAGAGTTTAAACGGTGGAGAATTAAATACATTACAAGAAAATATAGAATTGATGTTTAAAAATGCTGGTTTGGAAACAATGTATAAAAAACCTTATAAAGCACCTCATATTTTATTTTGGAATTTAAGATCAACAAGAGGTTTTCCTACTAGTTCAACACAAAAAAATGTAACTATGTTATCTGGATATAGTGAATTGTTATTGAATGCTTTTAGTGAAAAAGGTCTGTCAGCTTTAAATGAGATTACGCCATTAAAAATGTTAAAAGATATATTGAAAAGTGATAGATATAAATTTTTAGAAGTTGCCTTACAATATGATTAATTAATTAATTAATAAAAATAATAAAGAATCTTTTATTATTTTTATATATGGATAGTTCCGGTAATGATTTAATGCGGATGATATTTAATATAAATGAAAGCATGGGAGAATTGAACACAACAAATTTATTCCAACAAATAGAAGAAGAAGATAATTATATTTCTTCTTTTAATATTCCTCCACAAAGAGAAATAGAACAACAATTTATGAATAATATGATGCAATTATTATTTCGAAATAATGACTCATTTAATAATCAAAATATGAATAATATGAATAATATAACAAATATTTTACAAGAATCATTTAATCAAAAAAATAAATATAAAAAAGTTACATCAGAAAAAGGATTAAAACAATTAAAAAAAATTAAATATTCAAATACAATGAATCAAAAAGATTGTCCTATTTTTATGACAAAATTTCAAGAAGGAGAAGAAATTACACAATTACCTTGTAAGCATTTATTTAATTCAATTGCTATAGAAAAATGGTTAAAAGAAGAACAACATATGTGTCCGGTATGTAGATATGAATTAGATTATGATGAAATAGAAATAAAAAAAACTTTTACACCTTTAACAAATACAATAATTGAAGAATTGGATTCATCTAATAATGTTATATCAGAAGTCGAAGATATTTCTGAAAACACTTTATCTAGCAATATGAGCAATAATGATTTTTTAAATGTATTATTTCCACCAACATTTCCTAGAAACAATGTTCAACCAATATTCAATAATTTAATAAACTTTGAATCTGAAATAACAACAGATAGACAATTACAAGAAGCAATTATGGCGAGTTTAAACGTTGAAAGACACGATAATGAATGACTATCTATATTTCATCCCAATCAAAATCAACTTTTGTATTATCCTCTTCTTCTTCTTTCTTTTTTTCTACGCTTATTTTTTTATTTAATACGTTAGATTTAGCATTAAAATTATTTGTCGCATTAACATCAAATTCAACATTAACATCTTCTTTATCATCTATTACAGATTGAAATAATGTACCTAAATTTTTATTACTAGCAATTATATCATTTATTTCGTTTTTACCATAAACATATAATAGATCTGCTTTTTGCTTTTTACTAGGGGCGACAACTTCCCATTCTCGAATACCAATTAATACGTAACAACCTAATGTTATGGAATTATCGCGTTTATTTCTTTTTTTAAATTTTTGTCTAATAACAAGTGTTCTTTCTACATTATCAGAACATTCTATAAGAGCATGACCTCCGCCATATAATTTAGATACTTTTGCATACATTTCGCCTTCTTCTTTAACAAAACGAGTTTTTCGCGTATGAACAACTTTGGCATCTTTAGATGCCATTTTTTTGTGTCTATTTCCACCAAATTTATTTTTAACCATATTTTATTTATTAATAAAATAAATATTTCTAATTCGATTTTTATATTTTATATTTAGCTGGTTATTTAATTATATTAATTTAATTTCTAATTATATATTATAATATGGCAAGAAGTGCATGGTTAAGACACGTTATGGCTGTACGCGGTAAAAACAAAGGTATGGCTTTTAAAGACGTTTTAAAATTGGCTAAAAGAAGTTATAAAAAAGGTGGTGGTATGCAAGGAGGAAACAAATTTGAATCGCAACCAGCATCTGTAGGAGGTGATAGTGGTGAAGATGCTCCAGCTCCAGGTAATGAAAATGCTAGCAAAGGTGATGCTGGTATGGGAGGAGGAGAACCAACAGAAGCAGCACAAGAAGGTGGTCGCAGACGCAAAAGACGTGGAAGTCGTAAAAGTCGTAAAAGTCGTAGAAAATCACGCAAAGGTAAAAGTCGCAAAAAATCCCGTAAAGGTAAATCACGTAAAGGTCGCAAAACTAAACGTAGAAGACGTCGCCGACGTTAAGTTATCTATTATCTATTAACTTTTTAGTAACACTTCTTATCGATTTTTTTTGAATCATTAATTTTTTTTTTATTGTATCACGATTATCAACATATAATCGTGTTATGTCTGTAAATGTTAATATATTTTTGACATTTTGATTATAAATATATTCTGTGAAAACCTGCCATGTTTTTACAATATCTAATCTTTTATCAGGATCAGGATGAATATTTTTTAACAACAATTCTGAAAAAAAAGTGATAAAATCATTTTTAATATAACCATTTTCACTTTTGAAATATTTAAAAAAATTTAAAAATAACATAGATAAACCATAATTATCCCATGTTTTATAATGACGTAAAATTTCTTGAACTATTTTATTTAAAGATTTGCTAGTATTTTTATAAACTACTAATTGATTATAACATAATTCTTCATATTTTTTTTGAAATTCAGGTGAAAAGTTTTTTGTAATAGCTATATTATATTTTGTTACAACTTTTGCTATCTGTTTAATCTCTGAATCATTTGGAAACATGTTTATTTTTAATAAGTAACATAAATAATGAACTTCTAATGGCCAAATATAATAATCAGGTGCAAAAACATAAAAATATTTTTTTAATAATTTCGTTGTTATAGGGGAATTTAATAAAACATTAAAATCTATTGATAACCCAAAATCTATAATTATTGGTAATTCTTTATCTTCAGCAAATAATATATTATCTCCTTTAACATCGAAATGAACAATATTATTATTAAGTAATATATTAAATCCTTTTAACAAATGAATATAACTTTGTATTATACTATTTATGAATTTATTATTGTCTTTATTTTCTATTAAATAATTTATAAAGGCTATTCCATTTACATATTCCATTTTCATATTTATTAATTTATTGATCTTTTCATTAGAAATTAAAGAACAATTTTTTAAATTATCTGTTTTAATTTTACTAATATTTACATTTGAATATTTAATAACAGGAGCATAATGATTTTTGAAACCTTCAATATTAGAAACTATTTTGCTAATTTCCAATTCATTTATAGCACTTTGGTCAAATCGTTGTAATTTACTTACCAATTTATCAGTTTTCATATCTTCTCCTTTATTATTTAATGCTGGATGAAAGACACATCCATAACCACCTTCGTCTAATAAAGCACCACCATAAAGATTATTTAAATTATGATCCATAATATAATAAAAAAATATTTAATTTTTATAATATTAATTTATTTAATTGATTTTTTTACATGGTAAAATTTATTTTTATATGTTTTTTTTATCTTTTTTTTACTGAGAGTCTCGTTTAAATGTTTATTTAATTCTTTCAATTCATTAGTAATTAATAAATTATATTCTTTTTCAAAATTATTATAAGCAATTTCAGGTTTTAAATGTAATGATTTTTTTATATGAGTTTCGATTTCATCTAATAATTTCTTATTTAATGAAATATATTTTCTTCTTTTACTTGGTTTTTTATCTATTTTATTTTTTAAATAATATCTCACCATTTTAAACATTTTTACCTCAATATCACCTTCATACCCATTCGTATATAACAATCTTTTTTCCATTTCTATTATATTTTCATTATTACAAACCCATCTTCTCCAATATTCTTTAAAAGACGCTATATCATTGTCTTTAAAATTTTGCGCAAAATCGTATGCTTTATCTATAAATTCTTTTGAAAAATTAAATCTGTATATTTTTGTCATTTCCAATTGTTTTATAATAATTATTTTATTCAATTTTGTTTTATAATATTTATATATGGGCATATATAAAGTTTTATCTTATATTTGGTTAGATGGTATTAATAAATGTTATAAAAAGATATTGGTTGTTAATAATAAACCTGAAAATTCTGCTTTCAAAAATATTATAAAAACATTTCCAATAAAAAGAAAATCACCATATGATGATATATATTGTTGTGATCGTCCTCCACATTGTGTTCATGGCATTTTAAACCCAAAGAATAAAAGAGAATTTTTAGGAGTTAATGATGTGGATATTTTATTTACATTTTTAGTGGAAAACAATTTTAAATTAGAAGAAACTTTGACAGATATATTAATGAAAAATAAAATTTACCATCATCACTTAGTGATGGTATTTTCAGATAATTAAATCGAAACAATTTAATATTTAATTCATATAATTAATATAATGATGACAGAAGAAGAAGAAGAAATTATTGAAAATTATATGAATAATAAAATAACGAATGTAACTGAAGACGAAATGGAATTGATAAATCAATATTATAATTCATTAAATGATGATGAGTTAATAGCTATGTATGTTGCCATTAAAGTATTAGAATCATCGTTTGATATTAAAAAAAGTCAAGGATATTTGAAATGGAAAAGTAAAAAATAGTAAATAAAATATATAATATTATATTAATAATGAGTGATATTGCTACTGGAGAAGAACCATTAACTGATAAATCCTATTTAAATAATGAAGGAACAGAATGGCGACCTTTATTAGATGATACGGTTCTTAAAGGCGATGAGTTAGAAGATAGAATGAATAAAACATATGCTGATGGTAACAATCCGGATGCTGAAAAATTAAATTCATCATTGAAAAATGCTATGAAATCATTACCTTTGGAACATTTATCAGGAGCTATGACATCATATATAGGTTTTATGAACATGTTTGTTAAAAAAAACTTGGGTAAAATGGGTATTCATGTTGGAACTAGTGATGAACAATTTCAAAAAGATTTACAAGATTCTATAGTAACTTCTAAACAATTAGCTAGAGTTGTTCATGAAAGTTTAATGGATGATGAAACACAAATTTTTGTTAGAGAATTAATGATAAGAAGCATTGATATGATGAAAGATTTTACAGCTTTATTATTTACAGCATTTTTAGAACAGAGTGCGGGAATGGTTTTAGATAATGGTGATAAAATAGCGGGCATAGTATCTAAAGGTATAGAAAGTGCTGGAAGTGCGATTGTAGATGGAACAATGAATGCTTTTTCAGCTGTTCCAGTATTAGGAAATTTTTTTTCTATTATAAGAACTATTCATTCGTTAGTAATGCCTATGTTTACCATAGGTGGTGGAACATTACAAATGGTTATGACAGGTGTATCTATTATGTATCAAGTAGTAGAAAAATTAAAAGTTCCTGGTGTTGAATATTTACATTCAAAATATAAAGCTTTTGATTCAGCAAAAGCATTAGGTGATCATATGATGGCTGATGTCAGGGATGGTATGAATAATAAAGACATGCCTACTAGTTTTAAAGATGAGGGAGAAATTCCACAACCTAAAAGTGAAGAAGCATCTAAGGAAGAAACTGCTAAGGAAGAAACTGCTAAGGAAGAAACACCTACTGAAGAAACTGTTAAGGAAGAACCTGCTAAGGAAGAGGAAACACCTAAGGAAGGAGAAGAAACTACTGAAGAAACACCTAAGGAAGGAGAAGAAACTACTGAAGAAACACCTACTGAAGAAACTACTGAAGAACCAGCTAAGGAAGGTGAAGAAACTACTGAAGAACCAGCTAAGGAAGGTGAAGAAACTACTGAAGAACCAGCAAAGGAAGGTGAAGAAACTACTGAAGAACCAGTTAAGGAAGAGGAAACACCTAAGGAAGGTGAAGAAACTACTGAAGAAACAGCTAATGAAGAGGGAGAACCTAAGGAAGGTGAAGAAACTACTGAAGAACCAGTTAAGGAAGAGGAAACACCTAAGGAAGGTGAAGAAACTACTGAAGAAACAGCTAAGGAAGAGGGAGAACCTAAGGAAGGTGAAGAAACTACTGAAGAAGCGCCTAAGGAAGAAGAGGGACCTAGCGAAGAACAACAAAAATTCGAAGAAGATAAACAAAAATTAGAAGAAGAACGAAATATTATAATGCAGGATAAAGAAACTTTTGAAAAAGATAAAGAAACTTTTGAAAAAGATAAAGAAACTTTTGAAAAGGAAAAGAAAGAATTTGAAGAAAATAAATCTAAAAACGAAGGAGATGGGAATGAACCATCTATTGTTTTTAAAGTGGCTAAAGGAGAAACCGGAAAAAACTTTTTTGATATATTTAAGGGAAAAGATAACAAACTAGGAGTAACAGACGAATCAACAATGAAGGAAGTTAAAGAAGGTGGTGAGTTAGATAAACTTGGAATTAAACAAGGATTTAAAATTTTAAAAATAAATGACCTACAAATTTTTGGTAATCCATATACCTCTTTTAGAAAAGAAATTATAAAAAATTTAACAGGAGATAAAGGTAGTAAAAAATTTTCAAACGATCTAGAAATTACATTTCAAAAACCTTTATCTGGTGGTGGTAGGAAAAAAAAGAAAAAAAAGAAAAAAAAGAACCATAAAAAAAGCACTAAAAAAAAGGCACCGCGATCAAAACGCAACAATAGAACATCAAAAAATAAGAAAAAACATAAAAAGAAGTCAAAAAACATTAGAAAAGTTTTAAGAGAATTATATGGATAATAATTTTTTAAAATCAGAAAATGTCATTTTTTGTGATTTATTTTCAACCATGGTAATATTGATTGTTTCCTTTGAAAAATCAGTAAAATTACCTTTATAAATATATTTATTTGCTTTTGTTGCCGCTAAATTATCGGTATCAATAGCTTTTTTTGTTACCTTATTTGTCTTAGTTTTTACAAACACATCGTCTTCTTCTTCCTTTTCTTCAACTTCATTTTCTCTCCCCTCTTCCTCTTTTTTATTGGCTTCTTCAATTCGTTTTTTATTTTCTTCAATATTTTTTCTACGATCTACATAGATGTTTTTACAATTAAAAAAGTTTATATATTTCCTTGCACATGTTTCTAGATAATCATATAACATGGTTTTTGTTTTACTCCAGTATTCAAAACCTTCTTCTTCTTTGTTATATCTTAAAAATACAACACCATCCGGTGTTGTAACACTTACGTAATTTTCTAATTTAATATCATCAGGATGTTTATACGTATCGTCTATTTCATCTAGAGGATATAGTTCTTCAAATGGAATTTCAGGTATTTCCTGAGCCATAAATTTTTCCCAACTTTTGTGTAACATAGGTTGATAAACATATTTGGCTACAAAAGCAGTTCCCAAAGCAAATCCAGTAGCAATATAAGTAAAAGCAAGTGCCGTATCATGATAACTTAATTCGTTAAGCATTATAATAAATAACTTTGAAATTGTTTTAAGTTATTTATATATTAATATTAATCATCATAATATAATTTTATGGGTAATAAATTACCCTTTGTATCATGGACTGTAAAATATTTTCTAGGCTCTTTTTTGGGTTCTTTTTCAACCATTTCTTTTCTTAATTTCATTAAATCATTTATTTCTTCTTGTAAATCTGGAACTTTAAATTTTAAATACGAACCATTTTTATTATTTGGATGCATACAAACCAAATACATTCCATTTACTTTTTGATCATAATTTTTCTCTAACATAAATTTGTATGTATTTAATTGTAAAGCATAATGCCAAAAATTACTGTCTGGTAAATGCTCTATACATTCAGTGGTAGCAAAATTATCAAAATTGGATTTTTTTATTTCTTTGCATCTTTTCCAATCATATAATTCCAATTCACCACATTCATTTTTAAATAACATATCAATACTACCACATAATTTTAATTCTTTATCCCATACGATCATTTCTGTTCTATAAGGAAGCATATTGGTTTCACGTTTTACCCAATCATCGAATTCTAAGAAATAACTATATTCAGTGCTTTCATTTTTTATAGTCATACTATTATAAAAACATTCAATGTCGTAATGCATTTTAGTTCCATCGGTCGCTGCTTGGTCTCTATTATCATCCCACATTTTTTTGATTTCTTCTCTTGTTTTACCGTAATATTTATAACCGGGTTTCCAGTTTCTTCCATTCATCATTTTTGTTATGATTTTGTCGGCATCGAAATGAGCAAAATGAGAATGATTCCATGTTGTTACGCTCATAAAACTATCGTCGCCATCTACGGTGTATATATGTGGTCCTTCATCGAATTCTACGTGAGAATCTCTTTCGTGTGCGTTTATTTTTGCTAGGTAATCAATGGACATTTTATTAAATAGATAATAAGTATTTAATACTATTCGATTTTATCATCTGCTTTAACTATCGCGCCAGTTAAACGTATATCATCATTTTATCCACAATGATATGTGCATCCTACAAATGCGGCTATATAAACACTTTCATTATTTGCTTTTTTAGTTTCATACTCTTCCTTTGTTATTTGTGTTCCATCTTTTAATAAATAACGTAAATTATAAGCATATTCATATTCATCAGTATCTTCCCACATAAATTCATTATTTTCATCCATATCATTTTCTAATTCATCTTTTTCTAATGCTGTATAACAACTTTTTGTAGGATTTTCCCAATCACCTTCCCATTTTTCATCTTTTAAATCATTGTAATGTGTTTCATCTAATATAGATACCCATTCGTCATCTTCTTCGTGATAATCATGATGTGGAGTAGGTCTTATATCCCATTCTCTCTCCACATCTTCTTTTGGTATAACAGATTTATAATATGTAACTTTAATATCGTGTCTTTTTATTTTTTTAACTATTTGTTGTTGTGGATTAAAATTACAATCCATTGTTATTTTTGCTACTGTATAATTTGCTAAAAATTCCGAATTTTGTTTTTGTCCATATCCTGGAATAATACTTGACGTTATATAATCACCTGCTTCTAAATTACCATTTTTATCTGAAACCCAAATACCTCCTTCGCCTAATGAATTAATAAAAGTTCTTGTATCTCCCTTTTCTTTTTGATAAATACTTGTAAAATTTCCTCCAAATTCACGCCGTTCTTCATCTTCAACATCACAAATTACACCAAAACAAGATTTATCTTTTTCTTTTGTTGTCAAAGCAACCACAGGCAATGCTTCTGCTATAGTTATTGCTTTATTACCTGTTTCTACACCACCCGTTTTTTTATCACCCATTTTAATATATTTATTTTGATTTGATGATACGATTAATCCGACATATGGTTCTGTTTTTTTATGTGGTATATCTTTTATAAATGTTCTATGCTGTCCAGTGAAATTCATTAAAGCAACAGAATGTGCATCTTGAACATAACCCGCATCATGTCCTGTAGAACTTCCTCGACATACATGAAAATATAAATCGCCATCACTGGAACTCCAATTCTCATTTTGACCACCTAACCACCAACCCCAAGAAAATCCAGTTCTACCATACGAAGCCCCTATAAATAAATTTTTTCTTCCATCGCCCGCTGATCCATAATCACCACCAGCGTAACTTACAGCAAAAGCAGCACCGCAAGCGGTGAATAAACCGCTGTTGTTATAATGAGAGTAATAATTCAAATATTGGTGTGCGCCGCTAGATTGTGATTCTTCTCCTTGAGTTGTTGAGCTGCTATATATATCTATATGATGACCACCATACATCCAACGCCCATGATAAGTAGATGAAGCACTGACACGACCCATTAATAAATTGGTTTTGTATGGACCGGACATAATAGCCACTTGTGAATAGTTAATATCATCGCTACCAAAACTAGCTCTATCAAACCGGGAAGTTCCACCAGAAACTTTCAATTTATATGACTGCGGATCCGTCGTTCCAATTACTATGCTACCCCTATAATAATGTTTTCCACCATTTGCATCTGCTTGGAAATAATAATCATCCTGAGAATTTTCACTATAAAAATGAACTATTTTTGATGAATTACTATCATTGTTATAATCAGAAATTTTTAATAATGTTCCATTAAGATCGTGGCTGCCACCAATATAAACTAATGCTGAATCAGAACCATTTGGTATTTCACTTCCCCAAGAACCGATATGAATTTTAGATGGTGTTCCATTTGCAGCTGTTCCTCCCATTAAAAGATTACCATGTATTCTTGTATCACCAGCTACTGTTAATAATGACGAAGGATTTACATTTCCTACAGCTACGTTACCAGAATAAAATCTAGTACTACTACCTCTTATATATGTAACACCACTAGCATTACCAAGATAACTACTTCCTCCACCACTATAATTAAAATGAGCAGTAGAAGCACCATCCATATATATTTGATTGGAATCAATCCTCCAATTTCCATTAGTGTGATACATAGCATCAAATTTTAACGTTCCAGATACTTGAAACCCATCGCTAAGAGTTTTGGCTTTCCAAGTTCCATTATAATATAAATACGCTCCTGCATTTACATCACATTTCACACCCCATTCATTTGGACCATCAAAATAAAATCCTATATTAGTTCCTTGACTCATTATTTTAGGTTGATCGCTACTATCACCTAACTGTATTCCCCAATAAGTGTTATCTCTTTCACCAGTCAAAATAACAGAACCATAATCACCGTTGTTTTGTGTCCAAATACAATTCGCAAATTTTGCTGTTCCATTTACTTCCAATTTATATCCTGGACTCGGAGTTCCAATTCCTACATTTCCATCGTATGTAATACACATTCTTTCTTCTGGAACGACGGTATCCGCGTGTGAATTTCTTGTGCCGAAAACGATAGCATGGGCACCA